GGTAACGGCTACAATGATGGTCGTGTAGGTACTGCATTCATTCAAGAATTTAGATTTACTAAGTTCTGTGAACGTCTACAAGCATTAGTATGTGAAGACTTAGACAGAGCGTTTAAGATGTTTATGAAACACAGAGGTGTTCTAATTGAAAGTTCTTTATTCGACTTGAAATTTAATCCTCCACAAAACTTTGGTAAGTATCGTCAAGCAGAAGTAGACCAAGTTATGATGAATGTATTCACTGCAATCGAAGGTGCAGATTATATAAGTAAACGTTTTGCAATGAAACGTTTCTTAGGTTTATCAGAAGAAGAAGTAATGATGAACGAAAAAATGTGGCACGAAGAAAAAGGTACTAGCGACCCACAAGAAGCAGACGGACTTAAATCAGTAGGAGCAAGTGTTCCTGGTGGTGAGTTTGAAGGCGGCGAACCAGAGTTTGATGAGACAGATGCAGAGACAGATGAAGAAGGTTCACCAATAAGTGGCGCGGAAAATTCCGAAGAAGGCGAAGAAACGCCTATAAACGTATAAATAGATATAGTCAACGGAGTTTTTAAATGAAGTATAGTGATATTAATGAAAACTATTCTCCCGATAGGGATGAACACAATAGCATAGAATTAGATGATACAAGAAAAAATCGTCTAACACTTACTCACCTTAACGACTTACGTAAGATGCGAGAGTACAGAAAAGTACAGAATTCAGAAGAAAAAGACAGACTAAAAACACAATATGGTGGTAGTTCTGAGGCATCTTCTGAGCCTGAACTATAATATTTAAGCGTCAAATAATTGTTTGAAAAAGCAGTTATATATGTATATAAGTTATATATGTCCTTTGTTAAATAACTTATATCAGCAAAACCGGCTAAAAAATAGCCGTTTTGTAGTATTTCCCTAATAAACCCCAAAAACCTCTATAAATACATGTGAAACAAATAGAAGTGTTTCTACAACCTTGCCACATCAAACGACTTAAGTTTTTTTTGGCGATTATAGAAGATAAGGAGACAATTATGTCAGACAGAAGTACATTAGAACAAGTACTAGAACTTCTAATCAATGAGGAAAAAGACGCCGCAGAAAACATGCTACATGATTTTATCGTAGCAGAGGCTCGTAGGATCCACGAAGAACTTCTTAACGATAGTGATGAAGTTGTAGAAGAAGACCTTGAGGATATTGACGAATCTGAGGCCGAAACTGACCAAGTTGAGGATAAAGAAGAAGTACAAGAAGTAGCATCAATCGAAGATGGCGAAGCTATCGAAGATGATACTGCTGAAATTGAAAATGAAGAATTCTATGATGCAGACGAATCAGACGAAGACGAAGCAGTTGCAGACCTAGAAATGGGTGACGCAGAAGCAGAGGCTCCGGCAGAAGATATGGAAGCACGTGTAGACGACCTAGAGTCAAATCTAGCGGATCTTGAAGCGGAATTCGAAAAAATAATGTCAGGTGAAGGCGATGACATGGAAGACGAAGCTGATGAAGAAGAAGCTGAGGACGACATGGAAGAAAACACTGAAATTGAAGTTGCAGAAGAAGACGCAACAGAAGGTTCAGATGAACTAGAACTTGACTTAGAAGAATCAGAAGACGAAGCAGAAGCAGACAAAGTAGAAGAAAAATCTACAGATGAAGAAGCAGATGAGAAGTTAGAAGAATATGTAACTCCAGCAACTGCTAAAGCAGGCGATGACGGCGATAAAGCGGCATCACCAGTTAATGCTAATGCAAAACGTCCTGGTGACGACTCAAATGCAAAACCAGTAGGCCAAAGCGATGGTAACACCGCAGGCGGAAAAGGTGATGCACCAAAAGATATGTCAACAGGTAACGTTAACGTTTCTGGAAACAGTAAAGCACCTGCAATGAGCCCAAAATCGGCTTCTGAAGGTGATGGCGGCGCTAACACTAAGTCAGTTAGTAGCTAATAAAACTTTGGAGAAAACCAATGACCGTTCTTATTGAAAGACTATCCCACAAACAAGCGAATGTGAAATCACGTATCGTTGAAGGTGAAGACGGTGGAAAAAACATGTTCATGGAAGGCATTTTCGTTCAAGGTAACGTAAAAAATGCTAACCAAAGGGTTTACCCTGTATCTGAAATTACTAGGGCTGTTGAATCAGTTCAAGCTAAAATCAGTGACGGATTCCCGGTTTTAGGTGAATGTGACCATCCGCCGGAGTTAACAGTCAATGTTGACCGTGTTTCGCATATTATTGAAAGTATGTGGATGGATGGACCGAACGGATATGGTAAACTTAAAATTGTTCCTACACCCATGGGTAACATTATCAGAACACTAATCGAATCAGGTGCCACGCTAGGTGTCTCATCTCGTGGTTCTGGTGAAGTTGGCAACAGTGGGAATGTTAGCAATTTTGAGATTGTCACAGTGGACATCGTAGCACAACCAAGTGCTCCGGAGGCATATCCTAAGGCAATCTACGAAGGTTTAATGAACATGCGTGGAGGTTACCAAACTTGGCAACTTGCACAAAATGTACAAACAGACAAGGTCGCTCAAAAATACTTGTCAGAACAAATCGTTAAGTTCATTAATGAACTTAAACTATAACAGGAGAAGCAACAATGGCAAACGAAATCCTTGCTAATCTTTTAGAGTCAGGAGCACTTTCCGAAGAGGCAGGCGCTCAAATTAAAGAGGCTTTAGAAGCAAAATTGAATGAAGCAAGAGAGGAGATTACAGCCGAGTTGCGTGAGGAGTTCGCACAGAAGTTTGAACACGACAAATCAGTAATAGTTGAAGCTATGGACAACATGCTTAATACAACAATTAAAGCTGAAATGACAGAGTTTAAAACAGACCGTGAGGCTCTTATCGCAGAACGAGTAGCATATAAGAAAGCAATTTCTGAACATGCTAAACTCCTTGAAAAATTCATTGCATCTCGTTTGGCGACCGAAGTTAAAGAACTCAGAGCAGATAGGGCAAAAGTTAACGAAAATCTACAGGAAACTAAGAAATTCGTTGTTAAACAACTTAGCCGTGAACTAGCTGAGTTCCACAACGATAAACGTGAATTAGTTAACACTAAAGTACGTTTAGTAGCAGAAGGTAAGAATATTCTTAACAAGACTAAAGATTCGTTTATTAAACGTTCAGCGGAACTTGTTGAAAATACAATCAAGAATTCTTTACGTTCAGAAATGAAAAACTTAAAAGAAGATATCGTACAAGCTAAAGAAAACGAGTTTGGACGTAAGGTCTTTGAAGCATTTTCAGGTGAATTCATGGCTTCACAATTAAATGAAGGCACAGAAGTAGCTAAAGTGAACAAGAAACTTGACGAATCTGCTAATAAGGTTGCAGAACTTGAAAAAGTGATAGCTGATAAAGATGTAGACATTGAAGGCGCTAAGAAGGCTCAACGTATACTAGAAGACAAGATGAACAGAAAAGAAGTTCTATCAGGTTTACTAGCACCGTTAGGCAAAGAAAAAGCAACAGTAATGTCTGATTTATTGGAATCAGTAAAAACTTCAAATCTACAAACAGCATTCAAGAAATATCTACCGGCTGTTTTAGATGAAAAGAACGTTTCAACGAAAGAAGAAACACAAACATTAACAGAAGGCAAAGTGACTGAAATTACTGGTGACCGTGAGGTAGCAACACACGTGGAATCACAGTCGTCAGGAAGCGATGCCGAAATTATTCAGCTTAAGAAATTAGCTGGATTAAATTAACCAGGATAATATCAGGAGAATAAAAGATGGAAAATCTTTTTGAAGGAAATAACTGGGACGGTACACGTAATGCACTACTAGAAGGTCTAGAAGGCACAAAACGTGACACAATGTCCGCAGTTTTAGAAAACACTAAAGTAGCACTTAATGAAAGTGCAACTGCTGGTGCAACACAGGCTGGTAACATCGCAACACTAAACAAGGTGATTCTACCAGTTATCCGTCGTGTAATGCCAACAGTTATCGCAAACGAAATCATCGGCGTACAGCCAATGACAGGCCCAGTTGGCCAAATTCACACATTACGTGTACGTTACGCAGAAGCAAAAGCTGGCGTATCTGCAGGTGATGAAGCACTAAGCCCATTTGAAATTGCTAACGCATATTCAGGTGACGCGGCAGGGGCTCCGGCTTCTACAGCATCACTAGAAGGTGAAGCAGGTTCAAAAATGTCAATTCAAGTACTAAAGCAAACAGTTGAAGCGAAAACTCGTAAACTGTCTGCACGTTGGACATTTGAAGCGGCTCAGGACGCTAACTCAATGCACGGTTTAGATATCGAAGCTGAAATCATGGCGGCATTAGCAATGGAAATCACTGCTGAAATCGACCAAGAAATCTTAGGTTCACTATCAAGCCTAGCAACAACTGGCGCTACATATGACATGTCAGCATCTTTCACAGGTACACCAACATTTATTGGTGACAGACATGCCGTTCTTGCGACATTAATTAACCAACAAGCTAACCTAGTTGCTCAACGTACTCGTAGAGGCGCGGCAAACTGGGCAGTTATCTCACCATCAGCACTAACAGTTCTACAATCTGCAACTACATCAGCATTTGCACGTACAACTGAAGGTACTTTTGAAGCACCAACAAATACTAAATTCGTAGGTACTCTAAACAGTACAATGAGAGTATATGTTAACACATATGCATCAAACGATGACGTATTACTTGGTTACAAAGGTCAAGGCGAAATCGATGCGGCGGCATTCTATTGTCCGTACGTACCGCTAATGTCTTCAGGCGTTGTGGTAGATCCAAGTTCATTCGAACCAGTAGTGTCATTTATGACTCGTTACGGTTATGTTGAACTAACAAACACTGCATCATCTCTAGGTAATGCGGCAGACTACGTTTCTAAAATCGCAGTCTCAAATCTATCTTTCGTATAATTCGTTATACTCAGATTACAAGAAAGCCGGGATTTATTCCCGGCTTTTTTTATGGCTAAAAAACCATTAATTCTGATAAATACAATTAGAGAAAACATAACCCGTTTGAGAGAGAATTCACATGGCAGAGCAAATTAAATTTGGCGACAGATTATTTCTAAAAGGCGAAAAGCTAATATTAGATTCTGTTGCAAACGCAGTAATAAAACCTAAAAATGGTGTACTAGAGATTGATGGTGACTTGCATGTATTAGGCGCCACAACTACAGTAGACTCAGAAACAGTAAGTGTTGCTGATCCATTTATGTTATTGAATGGAGATTTAACAGGTTCTGCGACCGAAGATGTTGGTATTGAGATTAATAGAGGAACAGATGACAACAAGAAGTTTGGTTGGGATGAAACATCTGGCAAATTTGCTACTTTTGGTAGTGACTTTAAAACAGCTTCTATTGAAGGAACTGATATTGCACTTACAGGTGCGTTAGTAGGTGATGTAAATTCAGAAAACGGTGATGTAATCATTGATGTGACTGGTAACGGCACAGTTGATATTAACTCAGGTAATATTGATGGCACTGTTATTGGTGCAACTGCTCCAGCACAAGCAACATTCACTACTATAACTGGTGATGGTACTGCGATTACAAATGTTCTAACAAATTACGATACAGATGATTTAACTGAAGGTACAAATCTTTATTATACAGATACAAGAGCAAGAGCGGCTATTACTATGGACGCTGGTAGTGAATTAACATATGACCAAACAACTGGTATAATATCTTTTTCAGGAAATTACTATCAAGATTCAGATGCTAGACAGGCAATCAGTGTGTCTGGTAATGAAATAGGTTATGATAATACAACTGGTGTTATTAGTTATGATGCTCCTACAGACTTTGGTCTTTTATCAGATACAAACGTTATTTCAGGAAGTACTGGAGGCTCAACAGGTTCTAGTTTACCAACTAATGTTGGTTCTTTCTTTAATGATGCAGGTTATGTAACACAAAGTTATCAAGGGTTTGCCGCAGATTGGCAAGCAGATGACGTTACTAATTTAAATGCGGCAAAGGCTTATACTGACCAAGAAATAAGTGCAGTAGTTGATGTTGCTCCGTTGCAATTAAACACGTTAAAGAAATTAGCGGCGGCAATAAACAACGATGCTACTTATAATGCAACAATACAAGCACAGATAAATGGGTTAGCAGTAGCAAGTAATTTAGCAACTGTGGCTACATCAGGTAGCTTCAATGATTTAATAGACCAACCAAATGTTCCTACAAATGTAAGTGACTTACCAAATGATAGTGGTTACTTAACTTCTGGTGACTTACCGACTAATTATATGATTAATAATGGTAACAACACAGTAGCAGGAAGTATCACACCATTAAATGATGCATCTTTTAGCTTGGGTACTCCAACAAAAAGATGGGAATATGTTTATGGTGAAACAGTCGAAGCAACATATGCCGACTTAGCAGAAAGATATGAAGCAGATGATGTTTACGAACCAGGAACTGTTCTTATATTCGGTGGTGATAAAGAAGTTACTAAAACAGATGTACATACTGATTATAGAGTAGCAGGTGTTGTAAGTACTAATCCAGCTTATAAAATGAATTCAGATGCAGGTGCAGATGACACTCATCCTTACATTGCATTACGTGGTAGAGTTCCATGTAAAGTGATGGGACCAGTAGCTAAAGGCGACTTGATGGTAACGTCTAGCGTCAAAGGACATGCAAAAAGTGTCGCTGGTGCTGATATGGGACGAGCAGTTTTTGCCAAATCCTTGACAAATGATGCTTCTGAAGGTTCAAAAATTATTGAAGTTGTAATACTTTAAGTATTATATACTAATAGTCACAAATACTCCAATCCAGATAAATAAAGATAGATTACACTTAACCCAATTCAGTGTAGTTTATAATAAATCGATTTTTTATAGACGGGAGAAACAATATGGCGGCATATGCAATACAGTTCCGTCGTGGGACAACGACACAACACTCATCATTTACTGGCCTAGTAGGTGAAGTTACTGTCGATACTGACAAGAAAACTCTTGTAGTCCACGATGGCGCAACTACCGGCGGTTACCCACTTATGAGAGAAGGCGGAACATCGTCTTCTACAACAGGTTCGTTCTCAAGTAACGTAACTGTTGGTGGTACATTCGCGGTAACAAATACAGCTACATTCTCGGCAGGCGTAAATGTAACAGGTGACTCAGAATACACCGGTCACATCTTACCTGGCACAGATGATACTTATGACTTAGGCTCAACAACAAAAAGATGGCGTGACTTATACTTAGGCCCTGGCTCACTTTATGTTAACAACAAGAAAATTCTTGAAGATGACAGTGGTACCATTACTATCAAAACTGATACTAATGAAACACTAAAGATGATGACTACAGGAACTGGTACGTTACAAATCGAATCAAGCAACGGAATTCAGTTTACAGGCGAACTTAAAACTTCATCTGGTGACATTCAAATCGGTGACCACATCGATATGAACTCAAATGTTATCAAAGAAGTTGGTGCTCCAACAACTGGTTCAGATGCGGCAAACAAAACTTACGTTGATAGTGCAGTAAGTACAGGCATTGGCTCAGGCTCAAATGCTGTTTCAGGTACAACTGGTACGTTCTCAAGTAATGTTACAGTCACTGGTGACTTAACAGTTAATGGAACAACTACTACAATTAACACTTCACAAATCAACTTAGCAGACAACATTCTATTATTGAACTCAGATGCAACTGGCTCAGCTACAGCATCAGGTGGTATCGAAATAGAACGTGGTGATGACTTAAATGTTCAGTTATTATGGGACGAAACTAATGACCGTTGGTCAATTGGTGCAGAAGACCTATATTCATCTGGTGACTTTATCGGTAATTTAACTGGTGATGTAACTGGTGATGTAACTGGTGATGTAACTGGTACTGTATCAGATATTTCAAATCACGACACAGACGCACTAGCAGAAGGTACTAATAAATTATACTTCACAGATGCAAGAGCAAGGTCGGCAATTACAGTTTCGGGTGATTTAACATATAACTCAACAACTGGTGTAATTTCGACACAAGGTCTAGCTTCAAGTGATACAGACGACCTTTCTGAAGGTACAACAAATCTTTACTACACAAATGCACGTTTTGATACAAGACTAGCGGCAAAAGATACAGATGATGTATCAGAAGGCTCAACTAACTTGTATTACACAGATGCACGTTGGGACTCAAGACTATCAACTAAAAATACAGATGATATGTCAGAAGGTTCAACCAACTTGTATTACACAGACGGCAGAGCAGATGCAAGAGTGGCGTTGGCAACAGGCGCAAACTTGAGTCTAACTAATCAAGATACAGATGACCTTTCTGAAGGTACAACAAATCTTTATTACACAGACGCAAGAGCGAATACGGCTTTCGACACAAGACTAGCAACCAAAGATACAGACGATTTATCTGAAGGTACTAGTAACTTGTTCTATACAGATGCACGTGTAGGTTCTTATCTAACAACTAACTCATTCGCAACACAGGCTTTCGTAACAGCGGCAGTACAAGGTGTTGATAACTCAGACGAAATTACTGAGGGTTCATCAAACTTGTTCTTCACTAACGAAAGAGCCCAAGATGCGGTAATGGCTAATGTTTCAGCAGGAACAGGTATCTCTGTATCATATGATGATGCGGCAGGAACTTTAACTGTAACTAATACACAAACAGAAGTCAATGACTATGTAGATGGTGCTTCATTCTCAGGCGGTACACTAACTTTATCAGTTGGTACACAGTCAGATGTAACAGTATCTTTAGATGGTCGTTATGCACAGTTAGGTAACACTTCTAAAAAACACACTCATGCGTATGAGACAACTGCACAAGACGAAACAGATAACACTGGTTCAAGCAAGTCAATCACATGGGCAACTTTAACTTCTGGTAAAATTTC